GTCTGCCGTTTGGCGCTACCTTGACCTTGACCTTGACCTTGACCTTGACCTTGACCTTGACCTTGACCTGTCGAACCAGTTCCATCCACAGCGTGCGGCGTGCGGCATGCGGCATGCGACCTTGACCTGTCGAACCAGTTCCATCCACAGCGTGCGGCATGCGACCTTGACCGGTCAAACCAGTTCCATCCACAGCGTGCGGCCTGTTATGTGTGAGACATAATTCTGGGATTTTTCTGCGTTGGAAAACTAAGCTCCAAGCGCTTGCTTATGCTGCCTTGCTGCAAAGCTACGCTCAGGAGCTTACCAAGATTTTCAGTTTTGTCAACCCCCTTCGAACCAGTTCCATCCACAGCGTGCGGCCTGTTATGTGTGAGACATAACTTGGCGCAATACTTAACACTTCACGCTTCTGACGATGCTATACGCGCAAGACATCAATGCTCGAAAATCAGTATAGCTCGTTTTCAGAAATTCTTCGAACCAGTTCCATCCACAGCGTGCAGCCTGTTATGTGTGAGACATAACTGTCAAGAATGTCATTTTTGGTATTTCTGGGCTAAGTCGTTGAAAACACAAAGATGTTCTAAATGTTCCAAAGTGTAACGCCTAAGTTTTCAAAAGTTAACTCATTGAAATCATTATAATGTTCCAGCTTTTTCCAAGAAGTTCCCGTTTTTTCGGCGTAAGTCGTTGATATTTAATAATGTTCCAGTTGTTCCTCGAAAAAAACTATAGGGTCAGGAAAAATCTGTCAGATCGCAGCTGCTGCCGATAAACCACCAAACCCACACCGGAAAAATAAATCGCTAATAACATTTGAAAATGGGTATTTCTTGACATTTTGGAACATTACATGAAATCAAGCACTTAGCAGATATTGGCAACTGCCTTATTATTATTATTAAAAAACAATAACTTAACTACTACTACTACTACATTGTTTCAGAAAAAATCCTTTGTTTTCAATGGGCCTGTAATGTTCCGTGATGTTGGAACTTCTTGGAACTTCTTGCCGGTCCCAAATCTGCCGTAAAAACAGGGCCTTTTTTCGAGCATTGCAATCTTATGCGTCGAGCATAACCAAACCTCAAACAATAACTTCTAACCCACTATTGACATCTAACACGTTATATCGTATTATATAATCTAGTTGTTTTGTTCCGGTCTTGTTGCCCACGCTTTTTGACATTGCTATGCGCCATTGGCGCACAACCCGCTAGGCGCATTATGTCCCACACATAATGCCCGATGATGCTAGACGACCTGCTGACCCAGCGCGTCGGGGTGACGAGAAAATCCCACTGCCGATGCTGCACACCGCGCGAGATGAGCCTCCCTGCGTACCCGCTGCGATCCACACGCAGCCAAGGCACCACCGCTTATGCGTCACGCATAACGGACCCACGCCTTGTTCCACGACACAGGCCAGACTTGCCTAAGAAGCCGCGTGGCCCCAAGGCCAACGGTGTGCAGACCCACATCGACGACAAGACACGCGAAGGACCGGAAACACCGGCACGGCCACGACAACGGCCGAACGAACATACAAGCAGGCGTTCAACACAAGAACGCACCATGCGGGCTGACAACTCGCTCGGTGCATGGGACCAACAACTGACGCCTACGCATTATGCGTCAGGCATAACAACCAACCAAGGAGACATCACATGACAAAGATCACCAACCAGCTGCTTATCAGCGACACCAACAACGCGTTCCGAACAGCCTTCGGCAGTATCAGCCGCAAGGCCCTGCCCTTCATGGCGGACGACGCCTACTTCACTGACCTGCTGCACGACGCGGCACAGGCGGCGGCTCTCGCCGAGGGCGCGCGCTTTTACATCCTCGTCCGCAGGCTCGGCACCAACGTCTACGCATACCCCGACGACGCGCAAGACTACCTGCTCACGACCGACGGCGTTGCCGTCCTGCGTGTCCGGCGCGGCAAGTATGACACCTTTCACACTGACGTGATCCACATCGACGCCGAGCGCGCTGCACACTACGGCATTATGCCTAACGCATAACCAAGGAGACAACACATGCAATTCGAACTTCTCACATTGGCACTGCCAACACACTGGCTGACTGCGGTAGCTTATGGCGACACATCCGGCATGGACGACACCGAGACCGGAGCGTTCTCGCGGTGGCTCGACGACACGACACGAGAGTTCGGCGAGTATCACATCGCCGAGGTCAGCGACGACCCATACTTTGCACGTTACCACGACGCTGCCGAATACGGCGTGCTGGCCTGCGACTGCGTGGACGTGATGCTGGCGCTGCCAATTATGGCTGAAGCATAACATGAGCAACGGTAACGGCTACGGTCGCGGCAACGGATGAAGGAGAAGCATAACATGAACAACAACGGCTACGGCTACGGCAACGGCAGCGGCAGCGGCTACGGCGACGGCAACGGCAACGGTAAAGGCTACGGCAACGGTAACGGCTACGGCAACGGCGACGGCAGCGGCAACGGTAACGGTAACGGTAACGGCAACGGTAACGGCTACGGCAGCGGTCGCGGCGACGGCAACGGCAAAGGCAACGGTAACGGCTACGGTAACGGTCGCGGTCGCGGTCGCGGCCACGGCGACGGATGAAGGAGAAGCATAACATGAACAACAACGGCCACGGCAGCGGCTACGGCGACGGTAACGGCAGCGGCAGCGGCCACGGCCACGGCAGCGGCTACGGTAACGGCTACGGCAACGGTTACGGCAACGGCAACGGCAACGGCTACGGCTACGGCGACGGCTACGGCGACGGTCGCGGTCGCGGTCGCGGCCACGGCTACGGCGACGGTCGCGGTCGCGGCTACGGCTACGGCGACGGCTACGGCGACGGCAACGGCGACGGCAACGGATGAAGGAGAAGCATAACATGAACAACAACGGCTACGGCGACGGATGAAGGAGAAGCATAACATGAACAACAACGGCAACGGCAGCGGCGACGGCCACGGCAGCGGCAACGGCGACGGCCACGGCAGCGGCTACGGTCGCGGCTACGGCAACGGCAACGGCAACGGCAACGGCAACGGCAACGGCAGCGGCAACGGCAACGGCAACGGTTACGGCAACGGTAACGGTCGCGGTCGCGGTCGCGGTCGCGGCTACGGTAACGGCAACGGCGACGGTCGCGGTCGCGGCTACGGTAACGGCAACGGCAACGGCAACGGCTACGGATGAAGGAGAAGCATAACATGAGCAACGGTAACGGCTACGGCAGCGGTCGCGGCGACGGCAACGGCGACGGCAACGGCTACGGCTACGGCAACGGCTACGGCTACGGTAACGGCAACGGCTACGGCTACGGTAACGGCAACGGCAGCGGTAACGGCAACGGCCACGGCCACGGCGACGGCTACGGCTACGGCTACGGCGACGGTCGCGGTCGCGGCTACGGCCACGGCCACGGCTACGGCGACGGATGAAGGAGAAGCATAACATGAACAACAAAGGAAAAACAAATGTTTGAAGGTCTTATTGGGACACCTGTCATTATCAGAGCCAATGACAGCGGGGTACATTACGGATATCTTGCGGCGGTGGCGGGCGACGGTACCACGGTCCACCTTAGGAACAGTCGGCGTCTCTGGCGGTGGAAGGTCGCTGGCGACGGCGTCTCGCTGACCGAGGTGGCGATCACTGGCGTCGACCACGTAGAGTCGCGCATCACAACAACATTGCCAGACCTGTTTGTCATGGGGGTGTGTGAGATCATCCCGGCTCACGGTATGGCGACAGCTACCATCGAAGGCGCGCCCATCGCGCAAGCAGAATAATCAACCAAGGAGAACCAAACAATGTCACAAGCAACCAACCTTTATGCCTTGAGCATAACGCAGTGTGCCGAGCTGATCGGAAAGATCGGGCATAAGCGCACCATTATCGTGGAGGGCGATATGGGCAGCGGCAAGACCTCCGGTCTGCGCCACATGCTCAAGGCCGCGTTTCCGACACATACCTACGTCGAGTTCGACTGCACCAACAAGGACATTCAAGACCTGTCGGCACCGCAGTTTATGAAGCGGGTTGGCGACCAGATCTCTGACTACGTCGAGTTCGTTCCCAACGCCGAATTGGGTGCGCACCTCGGCACGCCCGTCATCATCAACTTCGATGAGTTCTTGAAGTCACCAGAGCCGGTCAAGAAGGGTGTGCGTCGCGTTATGCTGGAGCGCATGGTCAACGGCATCAAGCTGCCCGAGGGCAGCATCATCTACGGCACGTCAAACCTCGGGTCCGAGGGCGTCGGCGACAGCCTCGCGCCACATCAGCGCAACGCCATCATCGTGGTGCGCATGGCCAAGTCGGAGTCAACGCGTTGGATCGAGTGGGGCATCAACAACAACCTCGACGCATCCGTGCTTGGCTGGGCGCGAGAGACACCGCAACTGTTCCAGTCGTTCGAGGATGTGCCCAACCCCGACGACAACCCGTATATCTACCACCCACGGTCGCAGCGGAAGGCCTTTGTGACACTGCGTTCGCTGGAGACAGCGTCGGACCTTGTCAAGCTGCGTGACGTGCTGGACGACCACACCATCACGGCGGGCCTCATCGGTGCCATTGGCGAGCGCGGTGCCGTGGACCTCATGGCGTTCACGCACCTTGCCGACGATCTGCCGAGCCTCGAGTCCATCAAGCGCGACCCTCTCAACGCCAAGGTACCAGCCGGTGCCGCTGCCGTGTGTATGATCGTGTATCGCACGCTGTCCATCATCGAGCGTGAATGGATCGACGCGTGGATGACCTACCTCGACAGGCTGCCCGCCGAGGCGGCAGGCATGTTCGCCAACGGCGTGCGCGCCAAGGGCTACAGCAAGCAGGGCATGATGATGACCCACGCTGCCTTCACCACATGGGCGCGCAAGAACGCGCACCTTTTCGCAGCAGACGTCTGACG